GATCAGGCAAAACAAGATCACTTCTTGCTAAATGTTTATATTTATCTTTACTTAATCAAGGCTTTACTGGAATAGTTTTAGAACCTACGCAACCTCTGGTACGTGATCTGTTCGTAGCAGAATTTGAAGAATTTTTATTGAATTACGAAATTCCTTACAGTTTTAAATCCTCACCTCTTCCAGATTTTATTCTTCATCTTCCCAAAGGTGACACCCGCATAATGTGTCGAAGTTTTGAATCATGGCAAAGGATCATTGGAATTAACGCGGCTTGGTGTTGTGCAGACGAAATCGACACAGTTGCAAAATCTATTTGTGATAGAGCCTTTCCTAAAATACTTGGACGACTTCGCGCGGGTAGGGTTCGTCAGTTCGCGGCGGCGTCCACTCCTGAAGGTTATAAATGGTTCTGGGAAACATTCGGCTCTGATGAAGCCAAAGATAAAACAGATAGAAAGTTAATAAGAATGAAAACAACAGACAATCCACATTTGCCATCAGATTTTATTGATAGAATGAAATTGAACTTTGACCCGAATTTACTCAAGGCTTACCTTGAAGGTCAGTTCATATCTTTAACAACTGGCGCCGTCTTCGATCGCTTCGATAGAGTAAAACATATAACAACAGACATCCCAAACTATTCAGACGAAATTATAAGACTAGGAATCGACTTTAATATTGGCAAGATGTCTTGCGTTTGCGCGGTGATTAAAGATAACAAGCTTTTTATTTTTGATGAGATTCGCGCACATGACACCGA